AGCACGCCTCTGTTCCATTATTGCGTAAGGTCATATAGCAAACCAATCGCCAAAGCAACTGAAAATAGTTACAACTTGACCAAGGTGGTACGAAAGCGCGAAGTCTGCTGAGAGCGGCGTTCACGCATGACGGTGTTTTAACCAAAGAGCTTTCCCTTAACCACACGCCCTCACCTGCGCCCTGAGCACAGCATAATCTACCAGCCAGTCCACGATCCGCGCCCCTTCAGGCAGCGCGGCGATTTCCTCTGCGATCTGAGCCTGCTCGGCCCGGCTGTACTCCACTACGGGTGGGCAGACGCCGTGCGATCCTTCAGAAACCACCCTCGCGCAGGCGGTCAAGGAGATCATCGCGGTTGCGAGGGCGGCGGCTGGCAGCGTCCAGCATCTGACGTTGAATGGCATTGGTGCGCTCCAGGTGATCGATCCGCTCGGCGGCGCGGCCTGCGCGCTCGGCCGTGCGGCGGAGGTTGAGGACAAATAGGGTGATGGCAAGAGCGACGAGCGCGCATCCCGCCGCTCGCCGCGCCCATGGCCGGGTAAGGATCTTGGCCAGCAGACTCCCCCACATCAGCGAAGGCCTTTCTTCCAGTCATCGACGCGCGCCCAGACCGCTACCGCGATCCCGGCCAGCACGAGGGCAATGAACAGCCAGCGCAGACTGTCGAGATAGGGGACCAGCGGAAGCACGGCACCTTGGGCTTCTGCCAGCACCTCCTGCGCCACCTCGACCCCCGCGGCCCCAACCGTGGCGAGGCCCGCGGCCCCTGTCCCGCGCAGGGTTCGGCTTTCGGCCAGCAACTCGCGCGCGGGCGGGCTTTCCGGCGCGAACGGCACCGCCCGGACCGGGAACTTTTCGCCCCAGGTTCGCGCGGGTCCCAGATCGATGTGCATGAAGCCCGAGCGCGGATAGTAGCCGAAGCCGAGGAAGCCCACCTCCCGCGCCACCGCCTCAAATGCCACCGGATCATGGTTCGCCATGGCAATATCAAACGCCGTACCGTCCATATGCTTCGAGCGGGTTGCCCCGCCCACCGCCCGATTATGCTCGGGGCTGCGATAGGCTGAGCGAAGGATCAACGGCTTGCCCAGCCGGTCACGAAGCGCCTGCAGCTTGTCCATGGCTTCCGGGTGCAGCTTCAACTGGCCCGTTCCACGGCAGGCTATTTCCGCGGGCGAGAACTTCTTCCAGCGCCATGCGCGCTCGGGCACATCGCGCCAATGACGGTAGGTTTTGACTGGTTCAGGCATCGGGGCCTTCCGTGACGATCTCGCCCTCATGGGTGAGCGTCACGCCGACGGTGAAGCCCACATGCCGGCCGTCTTGAAAGACCGGAGCGTTGGCAAAGGGCAGCGAGAGGTAGCGCGGGGTCTCAGCCATGATAGGTCTCCTCAATGATGGCGGTGATCTGGGCATCGGTCATGCGCGCGCCGCCTTCGACCTCGATCTCGATCGTGTCCTTGACCCGGAAATACGCCCCGACATTCTCGAGGATCTCGGCGCGGATGGTGGCGATGTTGCCGACCATGTCGCGGGCGAGGCTGATCAGTTTGATTTTGGTCATGTGGTGAACTTCCCGACATAGACCTCGAAGGTGATCTCCCAGGTCGAACTGGTGTTGTCCGCGGGTGCCCAGGCCGACGGATAGGAAAAACAGCTCTCGGCGTAGTCCGTGGCCCTGACGCTCGTGTATTGGCGGTTTGAATGCTTGAACTCGGCCTTGACGGCATCGCCTTCGAGAAACACCGAGACAATCCGGCTGAGCCAGGGCGCGCCGCCAGGGATGAAGGCGCTTTCCAGAACGGTCGATCCATTGGCGGCGATCATCTCGCCATTGGGAATGGCACTGACAAACGTCCCGAAATCGCTCTGGCTGCCCGCAACGAGGCGATTTGCGCGCATCAGGACCAGCAGGAAATCCGGATTGGTCCCTACCGCCAGCGTGCCCAGCGTGTAGGTCTGGCTGTGTTCAAGCGCCGAGACCCGGTTGCCGCTGGAGGTGTAATAGCCCTCGACATCGACCCAGTCGCAGACCCTCTCGTAGCCGCAGCGTTCCTCATAGCCGCAGGAATAGACATTCTCGCAGACATATTGATAGCCGCAGACATTGCGGCCGAGGGCGAAATCATACTCACAGAGATACTGCGTCCCGCAGACGTAATCATAGCCGCAGGTGTAGACGTCGTTGCAGAGATATTCGTAATCGCAGCGGAAATCCCGGCAGCCAGACATGAAGGCGCTGACAAAGCCACTCGCGAGCGCCGCGGGGGTATCACCGCTTTCCGGAAATGCATGGGTGATGGTGTGGGTCAGCACGGCGGCGATATGGGGCATGGGCGTGCCGGTATCAAAAACCACATCGCCGTTCGCGTCGGTGACGCGGATGATGTTGTCGCGGGCCTCAAAACTCATATGTGCACCCCGCGCCCCGCAGATCCGGCAAAGCTGCCAGTGTAGGTGGAAGATTGCAGCGCGACGCTGCCATCGGGCAGCACGACCTTGAGCCCGCCGCTTTGCACATCGGCCGTTTTGCCGGCGGTCACGAAGACATCCGGGGCGGCGCTTTCGCGGAGATAGCGATAGGCGGTGCTGAGCTTGCCAAAGCCTGCGCGAAACACGTTTGGCTCGATGCGGATGCTCTCATTGCCCAAGGGAGAAAAAAGCGTCTCGAAGAGAAACACGCGGTAGCGGCGGGTAATGGCGGGCAGTGTATCGTCGAAGGTCACCCAGTTCTCGAAGGCGCGAAGCGCAGTGCCCGTGACAAAGATGCTGACAGCGCGGGCGCTTTCGCCGACCTGCTGAACGACGGTGCCTGAGGGCATCTGGGATGAGCCATAGAAGGGGATGAAAGGCACGACGCGACCGAAGCTGTGGCTGGCCAGATCAAAGGTCTCGGTGCCCTGGCGAGGGTTGTACCAGGTGGTTGAGCCGAAGAGGCCCTTGGAGGTCGAGGAACTGCGGGTGCGCTCGGGATGGGTCAGCGTCACATCAATCAGTTGCGCATTGCCAAGATAACTGAGGTCCGAGTGAAAATGCAGATCGCCCAGCTGGGGCCCGGTCGGGGTCTCATAGGTCGCCGGGGCAGCGTCACCCTTGTAGATGAACACTTTACCGGTCGTGCCATCGGCATGAAGCGTGCGGGCCATCAGGTTTTGATCCTCATGAAGCTCACCACCCAGGCCCGCCAGCGGGCATCAAAGTCCTGGATGCAGGAGGCGCGGTTCGGGAAGTGATGCAGGAAGAGGCCGTCGCCGAGATAGACGCCGCAATGGTTGGCGCGGTTCGGGCTTTCTTCGTCGCGACGTGACAATGAAAACAGGATCCCGTCGCCGGCTTGCGGCATGATCACCCGGTCCCAGCGGTGGAGTTCCGGGTTGGTCACGAAGACCCCGTCGGTCAGCCATTGGTTCACCAGCCGCTCCGGCGTGTCGGTCAGCATGGCCATCTCATGGCCGCGCTCGCGCGCCATCCAGTCGCGCACGATGGTGTAGCAGTCGTATTGGCCGAGAACATAAGGGCGGCCCTCGTAGGGGGCAGCACTCTCCCAGGAGCGTGGCAGATGCAGGCGATGGCGACCACTCGGCCATTCGACGAAGACTGTCGGCTCTGTCACGTCCTGCACGACAGCCCCAAGATCGGGCACGGTGCGAAGATGGGCGAATAGGTTTTGGGGTGCGCTGAGCGCCAGGCTGATCCGTCCCGCCTCATGGAGCAGCCAGAGCTGGCGGCTCGGGTCTTCGGCCCAATACGCGCTTGCCGCGATCAGGGGCGAGAGGTCTTGCAGTTCGTGGGTGGTCATGCGGTCAGGCTCACACGGTGATGGTGATGGTCTTGGCGTTGAGGTCGATCTTGAACTTGCCGTCGGCGCTGCGGATGACGCCGGCGGTGGCGGTGCCGATGTCGGAGGTGATGGCGGAGAGTTGGGTGACGCTCATGACCTCAGCGCTGATCCCGCCTGCCGAGATAAGGCCCGCGATGACCGCGTCCCCTGCGAGTGTTGTACCGCTGCCGGGCGCGCCGAGTTCCCCGTTGATGTCGCTCGCATCAATCTCGCGGCTCCAGGCGCTGCCGGTCCAGCGGTAGAGCTTTGCATCACTGGTCAGGAAGACGACCCGGCCGGGGAGGTTCCCGGTCTCGGGAAGCGCTGACAGGATCTCGACGGGGGCGAGATTTGCGTCCTCCATCAGCCCTTTCAGCCCGCCGCGCAGGTCCTCCCCTTGAAGATAAATCCCGAGCGTGGTGACATCGAGCCAGCTTGACCACTCGGTCGGACGATCGAGCACATAGCGCCCCCGCACCTCGTATTCCGCCTCGGGCAAAAGTCCGTCCGAGACCAAAACCGAGCCGGCACCACGGTCCGCGATTCCGGAGGCTACGACCTGCGCCGTGGCCTTTAACCGGATCTCGTAGCGCACGAAAAGCGCGTCCAGCGCGGCGCTGCCCACCCAGGACAAGGTAATGGCAGGGCGACGGTCAAGGCCAAGTGCGTCCTTCAGCGTGCTGGCCGCCACCGACCAGCCGGCGATGATCTGCGGCGGGCGGGGGGCGAGGCCGGTGACCGGGACGACCGCGGGCAGGTCCTGATCGGAGGTCCAGCCATAATCGGCCGGGTCGCGTTCTCGCAGCACCAGCTCTTGGTTGATCGTGACCGGATGGTCGGTGATCTCCACCACCTCGAAGATCTTGTTCGTGTAGCCGTTGCGTGCGCTTGTCCAGGCGATGGTGTCGAGCGGCTCGAGCAGGAAGGCCTCGGGCGGAAGGACGAGGCGGTGGGTGCGGAAGCGGCGCGCGTCCTTGATGTAGGCGCTCATCAGCTGCGCGACTTGGCTGACCTCCGAGCAGGCCGGAAAGTTGAGGCTCGTCGAGAGGCGACGGCCACCGTCCTCGGCTTCCCAGGTGGCATTGAAAAGCGGGGGTGCCGCGCGCGAGGTCCAGAGGCTGGCGGGTTCGGGGTATTCCGAGGCGATGGCATTGGCGCTGGCCGCCAGCCCGGGAAACGGGTCCAGCTCCTGCGGCGCGGAGATGACGATGTCCTCGTCACTGATGAACTGCACCGGGGCCGCCGGGGCACCCACGCGCATCCGGAACACGCCACCCATCTCGCTGATCTGCCCCAGGCAGGTTTTAGCCAGCTCGTCAATGACCTCGGCCGGCTCCATCTCCAGCTTGACCTCGAGGCCGGCGACAAAGCTGGGACGGCTGCCAATTGGCGCATCGCAGGCGTTCATCGCGGCGAACCAGTTATCAAGCGGCAGGTCATCCGCAGGCACATCGCCGCCCCAGATCTCGCCGGTCGGCAGGCGAATGCCGCGCAGGATGTTGTAGATCATCACAGCGGGGTTGGCGGAGCGCGCCCAGGTTAATGGAGCATGCCAGCGCTGTGCCCCACTGCCGCCGACGCTGCTGTCAAACCGCGGATCGTAAAGCGGCACGCCGTCCAGCTCGAAGCGGACGGTGGGCAGATTGTTGAAAACTTCGCGGTTATAGCGCGCGGTTAGGATCGCATAGGCGGTGCCGTGGCCGACAAAGCTGCTGCTCCAGGGTCGGTCTGGGTAGCTGGCGTATTTGGCGACCAGCATCGGGTCGGCTGCCGTTTGACGGCCGTCGTAAAATTTGATCCAGGCGTGGTCTGTGCCGCCCACGCGCTGGTTCAACAGCGGGGAGCCATAGTCTGGGTGGGCTGTAGGGCCCAGGTCGGAATAGCCATCATTCAGGATCACCCGGCTGAGACCAATGCCAGGCAGATCGCTGAGCTCGATCACGTAGGTGAGAAACCCGTTCGGCGTGCCTGCATCGTCATGGCTCATCGGCGGGCAGACATGGTGGCCGGCGGTGGCAGTTCTCCCCAAGATAAATCCCTGCGGTTCTGTCCCACCGGTCGTGGTGACGGCAGTCTGGATGCCGCTTTGCTTGATCGTGGTTTTGGGCGTCAGCGCCCGTGCGATCAGCGAAATCCCCACTGAGATGGCGGTATTGACCAGGATCGAGCCGATAAAGGAGCTCGCAGCAAAGGCCGAGACGGCCGAGATCGCCCCGCCAATGGCAGTCCCAATGGCGGCGATTGCTGCACCAACGGGCGGCATCAGGGGGTTCTCACGGCAAAGGCGCGCCGCATTTGGCCGCGCGGGACAAGCCCGAGGCCCTGAGGCTTCAGGCAGTAGATCATCTCGCCAGCAATGATGCCGAAGGCGTTATCGTCGAGCACGGCGATATCGCCCACCTGTGCGAAAGCCGGGGCGATCTCAGGCAGATGGGCAGCCGCGAAATCTACGTGGTCGGTAAAACCCGCGTCTTCCAGGAGCTGCTGGCCCCGACGCAAGCTGCGATAGGTGCTGCGCCAGCCGCGGGCAAAGTCCTGACCCGTGGCGATCTTCACCCAGCCGGCCGCGAAGAGCGCGCAATCATGGCGGCCGGCCTGGAACGGCCGCTGGCCCGCCTCGGCGGCATAGGCGATGAGCAAGGACAGCCGGTCCATCAGGCGCGCTCCCGGCTCTCGCCCCACCACACACCGACTTCGCCTGCGATATCGGTGTAACGGCGGAAGGCGTCACCAGTATTCCGGCGGCGCATCTCGGCATCCGAGCGGGTCAGCGTCAGGGCGCGGGTAAGCCCACGCGCGGCGCTGGCCAGCGTGACCGTGGCCTCGCTGGTGCCGCCGACCTCGCCCGTGCGGATCTTTACCTCATCGACCCAGCCACGGAAGACGCGGATCGGTTCGGCAATGAGCTGGCCGGTCTCGAGGGACAAGAGCGCGCGGTGGACTTCGGCCGGGGCCAGGCGGGCATCATAGCCGCGCAGGAGCTGGGCGACCTCCGGCGTCAGTGGGCTTAGCGCCAGCTGAAGCATGCACACCTCGAGGCCGATACCGGCCCGGATCGGCTCCACGCCGATCAGACCGCCCGCGCCGTAATAGGTGCGGTTGACGCCATTGATGGCGATCGTCAGATGGTCGTCGCCCTGCCAAAGGCCGAGGGCTTCCAGCGCGCCGGTATCGCGATTGCGGGCGATGACATGCACCATGTGGCGGCCGGCCATGCCGGTGCGGGCGGCGAGATAGGCCGCAGAGGTCGGGTCGAGGAGGCGCATGGGAGGGTCCCTGGTTGTCGTTCTCTTGACGAACGGGGAGGCAAATCGTATATACAGATGCGATGGATCTGGAGTTTGACGCCGAAAAGGACGCGGCGAACCGCGCCAAACACGGTGTCCCACTCGCAGAGGCCGTGAAGTTTGAGATGTTGGCCGTTCTTGAGGACGATCGGTTCGATTACGGCGAACAAAGATTCCGGGCCTGGGGCATGATCGACGGCGTGTACTTCGCCTTGGCCTTTACGATCCGTGGCGAAAAAGTTCGTCCAATCAGCCTGCGTCGGGCTCATGCACGGGAGATCTAGCGCTATGTCGCAGACCAAGAAGAAAGCTGACCACGATAACCCCGAATGGACCAAGGCCGATTTTGCCAAGGCGAAGCGACCCGAAGCCGGCTTGCCTGACGATGTCTTGGCGGCGTTCCCTCGTACGACCAGGGGCGCTCAAAAGGCGCCGACCAAGGTGCCGCTCTCTATTCGGCTGAGCCCGGAAGTGGTCGCGCATTACAAGGCCACAGGGCCTGGCTGGCAAAGGCGGATCGATGAAGATCTCAAGAAGGCAGCAGGGCTTTGATATCGCGCCGTACGCAAATGAAGATATTCCTCACGAAGCTCACGGATCTGCTCAAGACCAACAAAGCTCCCGCGTCCTTGGTCGTTGCCGATGAAGGCCGACCGTCTCATACCTTCCTCAATGGGGCAGACGATTGCCGCTCAGCCGAAAGAGGACAAAGTCTGATTACAGAACTTGGCACGCCGGGGCTTTCGGATATCGACTTTGAGCCCGAAAAGATCCACGTCGTTCCGCGCGAAGTCGACTTCAGCTGATAAGCTTGTGCAGCCCTTGTCATGATATTGTTTCCTCACCTGAGCGTCTGAATGAACTCAAAACTGGCCCCGCGGCTGAGCGCCTGGCGGCCGGATCCATAGGTGGGCTCTGGCAGGAGCCGCGCCTTGCAGGCCGGGCGGATCAGCGACACCGTCAGCCCCGCCACAGCACCGGCCCGCAGGTTGGGCACCAGTTCTAACATCGGCGTCAGCCCGCTGCTTGAAGCCGTGCCGCCGACAACGATGCGGTGCAGAGCATATCGGACAGGGTTCGTTCCATACTGAAACCCCAGCATGTCGCCCGCACTCAGGTGATATCCGCTTGGCAAACCTGTCAGCCGCAGCTCCCGCATATTGCTGGCCACGGAATGGACCGTGACCGTCCGGCTGCCGAGGATCGCCCCGGTTGGATCATTGGCGGGGCCCAGATACCTTGGGTCATGGCACAGAAACGTCGATCCTGGCTGATCCGTCAACGCCAGGAGTGCTTCCATCTGTGCATGGCGTGGGTGGTTCGCCTGCGCCAGTCGGATCGTGCCGGTCCAGAGCGAGGCCCCGAGGCTTGCGCTGATCACCGTGCCATCGCCAAGGCGCGTGTGTTCCTGCGGATGCGACAGCCGAAACGTCACTTCCTCGACGCGCAGCGCTCCGAGGAACTGGGCGTAGGAGAGCGGATAGGACAGCATAACTATCCCCTCCGCCGTGGGTCTTGGCTCACCCGCGCCAGCGTGCGTGGCGCAACCAGCCGGTCATAGTCCCGCAGGCTGCTCTGGGCGATCTCGACGGATTGCGATCCCGCCTGTTCCAGGATGTGGCCCACCAGCCCTTCGCCTAGCTCGATGCGCACGCGCGATGCGGCACCGCTGTCGCCACCATATTGCGCGGCCTCGCGCCGGTTCAGCACGCGCTCGCCACGTTGCAGGATGGTCGGCACCTCATCCGGGCGCAGTCCTGCCCAGCCCCCGGCATGCAGGCGTGGCGCGCCGGCGAAGGCCAGCGCCGGCACCTGCCGGGAATACCCGGAAATCCCCACCATGCCTCCGGCATGCGACACGGCCGCTGTGACGGAACTGTCTCCCCAGCCGCCAAAGACGCTGGAGAGGGCATTTGCGATGGGCCCAAGCACGGCCTTGCGGAAATGCAGCACCGCCAGATCCTCGAGGATCGAGGCCACCAGCCCTTTGAAATCAAGCTTGCCGGTGCGGACAAAGTCGCGAAACGCGTTCTCTGCCCCGCGAAACGCCCCGACCAGGGTGTCGCCCAGACCCTTGCCCCAATCCATCGCGTCGCGGGCATAGGAAGCGAGCGTGTCGCTGACCGCGGCCCAGCCGCTGGCGGCGACAGCGCCGGCATCACGGATCTGCTCGGCCGCCGATTGGGCTGCCGCGCCCGCGCGTCCCGCCTCTGCCGCGACCTCCTCGCCAGAAAAACTCTCCTCGGCCTCTGTCAGCGCAGCCCCCAGCCGATCGGCGGAGTTGGTCGCGTCGTCCAGCGCCGCAGCGCCATCTTCCGCGCTGCCGCGCATGGTCTCTCGGAGCGCCTGCCAAGCGGTGAGCGGGCGAGCAGCGGCATCAGACAGCATCCGAGCGGCCTCGGCATATCCGGCGGAGCGCCCGCGGGCATCGTCGGCCATGCCCCCGAAAAGCTGCGGCGCCTGAAACGGACTGTCCTCAAAGGCGCGGCCATAGGCTTCTGCCGCGCGCTCGCCGAGTTGCACCGCTTCCGGGACAGTGGCCCTCCACTCCGACAGGTCCGGTGCCGGAATGGCCCAGTCGGGACGGCGACCGCCCAAGGTGAGAACGGCATTCATGGCCTCAGTGATGCCACCAAGGCCGGTTTCCATTGCGGCGAGCAGCCCGTTGATCGCCAGCGCGCCGATCCGCTCAAAAACCTCGGGCAGCGCGTTCCAGATAGCCTGCACCGCCAGAAACGTCCCTTCGAAGGTGTTGACCGTAGCATTGGCCCAGCCGGTGACCGCGGCGGTGGCGCTCTGGAAACCATCGAGAATGACCGACTGCGCGGCCGCCCAGCTGCTTTCCACCCGGGCCCAGGAGGCCTGGGCCGAAAGCGAAACCCGGGTCCAGACTTGCGAGGCCACATCCTTCAAAAGCCCCATGGCGGCCCCAAACCCGCCAGCCCCCTCTACCAGACGCGAAAACCAATAGACCAGCTCGCCAGCGCCCACGATCAGCGCCCCGACCCCGGTGCGGATCAGCGCGCCGCGCAGAAACACCAGCCCCGTGGCCAGCCCGCGCACCGAAATCGCAGCCGCTGCCATGGCGGCGACCCAACGGCCGGCGAGGAAGGTGGTAAAGGTCCCGGCATAAATGGCCAGCCGGTCGAGATTGGCGAGCATCGTATCAAAGGCCCGTGACAGCAGACTGGTCGCGGAGGCCAGCGCGACGAAGGCATTGGCCATGGCCTCGAGTGATGGTGCCAGCGCCACAGCCACCTTGTTGCGGATACCTGTAAATACTTGACCCATGCTGACCAGCGCCAGTTCCGAGCGACGCATGGCAGAAATGGCGTCGCTGTCCAGGACCGCGCCAAGCTGCGCGGCCTGTTCCCCGAGGCGGCCCATCTCGGCTCCACCGTTCGCTAAGAGCGGGATGAGCCGCGTGGCGTCAGACGCCATGGCCTCGAGATAGAAGGTCATCTCCTGACTGTTGACGCCTGCGCGCTCGAGACTGTCGACATAGAGCTGCAGGGCTTCCGGCCCCGAGAGCCGGGCGAACTGGTCTGCGGTCACACCCACCCGCGGGGCGATGTTCTCGAAGAAATCCGCCATCGGGCCGCCGCCCGTTTGCAGGAAATCTCCCACCCGGTCGTTCACATCCTTCAAGATATCGGCGAGCTTCCCCTGCTCGATGCCCACGGTGCTCGAGGCCGCCGACCAGCGCTGGAAGACTTCCGGCGTGGCATTGGCCACCTGAGCGAGCTGGCTGATCTCATTGGCGGCCGCCACCGTCGAGCGCGTCATGGACAATGCCGCCCCCGCCAGCGCTGTGGCTGCGGCCGTCGCGGCAATCTGAGCGCGCCGGGCAAAACTGGCCAGACGGGCATTCGCGGCCTCCATCTCACGCGAGAGCCGGCCAAAGCCGCGACTGCCAGCCTCGCCCACGCCTTCCAGCTCGGCACGCACTTGCCGACCGCCCGTGGCAAACAGACGGACAGAGACTTGCTTGGTGGCCATGGGTTGATCCTTGATTCACTGGATATTTTGTCTTACGTTATTTTTATCGATCACGGAGGCGTATGATCATGCCAGAAACCGCAACACTTTCTTCGAAGTTCCAGATCTCGATCCCAAAGGCGATCCGCGCCGCACAGCACTGGGAAGCGGGCCTTACCTTTGCCTTTATTCCAAAGGGTAAGGGTGTGCTTTTGGTGCCTGTGCCTCAGCGCGACGCGCTGAAGGGCATCGCGAAAGGTGCCACAGCCTCTGATTACCGCGATCGATCGGATCGGTTCTAATGATCCTCGTGGACACATCTGCCTGGATCGAATGGCTGATCGGCTCCCCAACGGGTGAGAGGGTGTCCGAGCATCTACCCGAACAAGATGTCTGGTTGGTGCCGAGCATGGTCCAACTTGAGTTGACGAAATGGCTGACGCGCGAGGTCGGGGAAGATAGGGCTGACCAGGTTATAGCGTTCACTCAGGTTTGTCGGGTCGTTCCCCTCGACACCGAGATCGCTTTGGCAGCAGCAGAGGCCTGTCGCATACATCGCCTATCCACGGCCGATGCGGTGATTTTTGCCACGGCACAGGTCCATGGGGCGAAGGTCGTAACCTGCGACGCACATTTTGAAAATCTGCCGTCAGTAATCTACGTTCCAAAACATCAGTGAGTGCATGCAATTGGCATACTTCCCGTTTCTCGATTACCAATGAAGGGGCGCCTCCATGAGCCTGCTGACACATCCCTCCCATCCCGGCGAAGTTCTTTCCGAGCTCTATCTCGGGCCCTTGGGCATGAAGGCACCGACTCTGGCCAAACAGCTGCGGGTTCCCCGCACGCGGATTGAGCGTCTGGTCAAGGGTCAAACAGCGTTGACGGCGGACATTGCGATGCGCCTGGCTGCCTTCTTCCAGACGACACCCGAATACTGGATGAACCTGCAGGGGGCCTGGGATCTGGCCTGCGCCCGCGAAACCGTCGATGTGTCAGATATTGAGCCCCTCCGCGCGGCCTGAGTGCATCTCTGCATTGATCTTGCGCACCATCACCGCCTCGATGGGCGGCAGCAGTTCGGCGATAGCGTGGGACGAAACCCCAAGCGCCGTACCCAGTGGCAGCGCCGCGCCCATGTCCCAACCGATCACAGCTGATCCGGACACCCGCAGCTGGCCGCCGAGGCGCTGAACAAGGTCCCAGACCTGCCAGCCTTCATAGGTAAGAGGGGCATTTACGCTTTGCGGGCAGTCTTTGCAGTTCTGCGGGCAGGCTTGGCAGTAGTCTGCGCCCCCGCCGAACTCCCAGTCGGCAAGGGCGGTGAGGCGTTTTTTTCCGCGTCCAGGATCATGGCGCGGGCGACATATTTGGTCTGGAAGGCCTCGAAGATCGGCCAGATATCGAGGAGCGCGTCGATGCCCTCCGGGCTCACCGGCACAGAAAAGCCGTTGTCATCGCCAACACCTTTCCAGTCCTGGATCGCGATGCGCGCCACCGCCTTGGCCATGGCCAGCGCAATGCCGTCGGTATCGAGGTTGGTGGCGTCATCATCAGGCCCCTCTAGCAGCGTGATCAGACCCTGCGCCTCCTTGCGCGCGGCCATCATCAGCGCCGTGGTCATGGGGGCGACCAGGATCTCGACGCCGTGGCCCAGATCCAGCCATTGTGCCTCATGCGAGAGGTTCAGCCGCAGCATCTCAATAGTCCTCACGGGCGTTGGTCAATGTCACGGTACACATGCGTCCCACGACCGGGTCGCTTGCCGCCTGCCAGTCGAAAGTTGCCTGCACGCCTTGCGGTCCAGAAATCTCGATCCGGGGCCGCGGCAGATAGACCGCATGGGCTGTCAGTGTCAGGCTCTCGCCCGTGGGCAGCGCATAGGAAAACTCCAGCGCGCAGGCCTCGCCATTGATGGCTTGCTCTACCAACGTCTGATCGGCAAAGCGCACGACGATGTTCCCGGTGAGCGCGGCGATGGACGGATCCGCCCCGTCGATCTTGCCGTCCGCGCGGATCGTCTCAATGCGGTCGAGATTATTGGCATAGGTAAGGTCGACGGAGACAACGTTACCTATACTCAAACCATTGCGGGTCACCGTCCCGTTGAAATGCCCGAACCGCTTGAGGGTGATGTCCGCTGGCGTGCCTGCCGAGGCACTTGTCCCAACCGTCTCGCCCTGCGCCACGATGCTGGCCGTGGCGGTCAGGAGGCCTGAACGCGCCATTTGCCAGCTGAGGCTGTCGACCATGCAGCCGGAATACATCGCATAGCGCGGCACTTCCGGCATGGCCGTCTCGATGGCAAAGGAGGGCAGTGACCAACTGCCGGAAGTGAACTGGTGCGTATAGCTCTCAGTCCCGGTCGTTGTGGGCGCGCCAAAGGCGGCCTTGAGCCAAAACCCAAAGGCCTCGGCGTCGATCGGGATGACCACATCGCCATCGGCTGTCACCGCGTCCTTGATGGGTGCCAGCGGATCACGGCCATAACCCAGAAGCTCTGATGCCTGCAGCGGTTGCTCCGCCCCGAGCGTGGTGCGGGCAAACGGCATCCGGGTGAAGCCGCTCGCCGGCGGCGTGCCATAGATTGTCTCGAACGCCAGCGCCATCTGCGCCCGCGCCCCTTGGGCTCGTGCCATTGTCTCTCTCCGTCAACGTCAGGTTTTGTCGTCAGGCCAGCGCGTCGCTGGTCGCGTAATGCAGGATCATGGGCACCACGGCGGCCTTGATCGCGGCGGCACCCTCGATCGGCAGGTCCACGGGTTCTGGCGCCTCGGCCTCGACCCAGTCGCAACGCCCGCGCAGCGTGCGGTCAGCCGCGATGGCGGCAGTAATGCGCCCAATCAGTCGGTCAAATCGCGCGTCCCGGTCCTCTCCGGTCTGCACGATCACCTCGAGCTCGGCCCGGTGCTGGTAGTGATACATCAAGGGCGACAGCGTCACGGCGGGCTCGCCAGGATTGCCGTCGCGCAGGATCATCAGCCCTGACGGTGGGATGCGTTCAGGCAGGACCTCACCGCGAAGGACCGGTACATGTGGGACTGTGCGTAACAGGTCCGCCAGGGCGCTGAGGATGGTTTCGCGGGGGGTGGGCATGGGGGACCATTCGGTTGTTTTGAGACTTTGACCCTGCATCTGCAGCGGTCCATCATTCTTGACTCGTACGGCAAAACGCCGTACATACCCCCGAGAAGGAGATTAAGTATGTTTGCCATCGAAAAAGTCGCCCCAACCCCGGGCAAAATGGAAGCGCGCAAGGAGCTGCGCATGCACCGTGTCGACGAGGAGCGGATCCGCGCCGCAGCTGCAGCTACGGGTTTGCAGGAAGCCGACTTTATCCGTCAGGCTGCGCTGCTGCGGGCACAGGAAGTCGAGCAGCGCATGTCACTCTCGATCCTGCCGCATGAAACCTTCGAAGCTTTCCGGAATGCCGTCGAAGCCCCTGGCAAAATGGTGCCTGGTCTGGCGCGTGCCGCTGAAGCGTCGAAGGGGCTACTGAAGGATGCCATCTGACAGCCCGGCAAGAACAGCCGCTCTTTCCATCGCAAGATTCGAAAAGGCGCTGCATGATCGCAGCGCTTTTTCTTGCGGCTTTACCCCAATCGACAACTTCCTGAAGTCCTCGCTCTCGGATCAGATCAAGGGTGGGCTGGTAACAGCTTGGGTTGCGACATCGGGAGATGATCCTGCCGTCCTCGGCTTTTACACGCTGAGCGCGATGGCTGTGCGCCCCAGTGACGGCCCGACCAAGTGGCGACGGTCAGGTGTGCCCGATATTCCAGTGATTTATATTCGGGCCGTTGCCGTTCGTAAGGACATGCAAGGCAGAGGGCTGGGGACTGCCCTCTTACTGGATGCGATGAAGCGGAGCTTGTTGATTACTGAGCAGCTGGGTGCAGCGGCAATTGCGCTCGATGTTCTTGAAGACCAGCACTTTGAGCAACGCCGGAAATTTTACATTGATCTTGGCTTCAGGCCGCTCGGAGATCCCGACAACCCTCGCCGTGTTTTCATTCCCATGGCCGACGTCCGCGCGACCCTCGGTTAGTCTTTGCGGGATTCAGCGTCGGGTTTCCACCCAATGCGCCACGATCGCGCCTGGGATACCGTCCTGCGCGGCCTTGGCTGCACCATCTAGATCCAGCCGTTTGCGGAGCTTCACCTGGCGCACAAGCAGGAAGATTGGCACCGTGGTCAGCCCGCGCCCGGTCTTGGAGCGCGAGCCCACACCAAGCCCGCGGGCATTCAGCCGGCCTTCGGCCACCAGAAGACTTGGTCCGCTGCGGCGATAGATGAACCGGAGGCGCAATCCGCGCCGGCGCTCCCACTCCCCGGGGCTGATCCTGCCGCCGCTGGCTGACTTGCCGGCTGCCGCAGTTGGGATGGCCAGCCAAAACCCATCCTTTGAGCGAATAAGGGGACCGGTATCATGCGCACCGACGATCACCGGCGCGTTGGACCAGACCAGAGCTGCCGCATTCAGGCTGGGCTGGCCCTTGGGATAGAGCTCCGAGCGGATTGTCCGCGACAGACGTGCCCCCAGACCGGCGCCTGTGATCTGGCCCCGCCAGGCGGTCTTGAGACTGCTGCCCGCCTTGCCAACAGCTTTCGTGACGGCCTTTTCGCCGGTAGCGATCTCAGCGGCCATCATGGCACCGAGGTCACCGACGATGTCCATTCGGATCATCGTATACTCCTCGCCTCACTGTTCCAGGTCGGCATGCGGGTCTGGCCACCAGAGCAGAAGCTCCACCGTCCAGACCAGGCGTTCCCGGTCCCTTTGTGGTGCGCCCTGGACGGTGAAGATCTCGCCCGCGATTTCGAACCGATCACCTGCCGCCAGATCGGGACAGTCGCTGATGCGCACATCAAGCACCACGCTGTCGCTCACCAGACGCGCCGCACCAAATTCGACCATCCGGTCGGGGTTGCGGCGCACCACGCGGATCCCGCGCTCCACCCCGACGCCGGATTGCTGGTAAAGCGCCAGGGTGGAGAGGTTAGGGTCGCCGAAGAGCACGCCAAGCGCGTCCGCAAAGGCAGTCATCACGTCCGCTTGGCCGAGCGCAGAACCTGCGGCCGGGTGCAGATCGGCAGCGGGTTGCTTTCGATCTCGAGCCGCACCCATTCGTCTCGGTCGCGATCGGGGATCATGCGCGCATAGAGCGGCAAGCCGAGGGTGTTCACCGTCTCGAACGTGTCTGCCGGGGCGTAGTAGATCTCGAAGAGCCCCTCGACACCTTCGGGGTAAAAATAGGCTTTGTCGGTCGGCACGCCGAAGCCAAGCCCACCCCGATAGCGGCGGAAGGTGATGCCGCCGAAGCTGACTTCTTCGCCGACACGGCCGCGCAGATCTGCCGCCGCGGCGGTATTCAGATATGTCTCGCGCACCTCCTTGTGCGCCACCAGATCGGCAAAGAAAGCCGAGCCGCATTCGGCGCGCAGCTGCACCTGACCAGCAGCAAGCCCGCCCAGACTGTCCTCAACGCTTTCGATCATTGCCTGGCAGCGCTTGCGCAGGGCGCCAGAGGCGGGAGACTGGTTGTCGAGATCGAAATCCACCTCCGCCGCCGGCGTAATGCCGAACTCGATGTAGTAGTTGATGACCGTCGCCCCGTCCTTCGGGTCCTTCACCACACCCTGAATGCCGTTGAAGAGGTGGAATTCGAAGGTCGCCTCGGCATCGTTGCGCAGGCGGCCCATCTTGCGGGCAACCTCGGCCTGCACCTGCTGGGTCGCAGTCTCAGAGCCGAAGTCGCGGATCCCTTGGATCTCGGAAGCCCAGAGCACATCCTGCTTCTTGAACTGCCGGCAGACAAAGGCGCGCATGTCACGCCGTTCGGGGACCTGTTGCTCATAGGCCGAGCCACGTTCCGAGAAAGGGATCAGCGACAGCGTGCCATCGCGGCTTTCGATCATCACGGTGCGCTGGCGAACGCCACGCGCGCCAAAGAGACCGGAGCCCGACAGGATTGCCGGTTTGAAGGGGATGTTTTCCAAAGCCCGGGTGAGTTCGATGATGCTGAAGGCGTCGCCCTCGAAGATGTCCATGCTGGCCATTGCGCCAACCTCCTGAATGTCGATGAAACGGATGCGCGCCGGGGCTCAGCGCAGGATGATGCCGAGCGCGGCCAAGGCCGTGGTGGCCGCGGTGATCTGGACCTCGGTCGCGCCCTCGGGCCAGACGATCTCGTGGCGGTTGACGATGGCGGGGCCGCGCAGGATCACGACGCCGGGCGCATCGGCATCCGTGGCATCCACAGCGGCCCAAAGGATGCCGGCGGCATTCTGGCTGCCATTCGAAGCACCCGGGGTCAGCACGGTGTATTTGCCGCCCGTGGTGATCTTGCCCAGAACCGTGCCGGGCGCGAGCTTGCCCGCGCCAGAGGCGATGGTGACGGTTTCGCGGGTGTAATCGCGCAGCACTTCCCAGACGAGAAAGCCGCCTGCGTGTTTGCCTTCGGTGAGCGTGGTCATGGAGGCTTATCCTTTCGTCTTGAAGGTGCGGGCGATCACATCGCCCCAGGGATTTGTGGTGGCCGCGCGCCCGGGCTGGGCATGGGCGGCGATGATGATGTCAGGGACGTTCTCTGCCTTCGCCGCGAGAAGACGGGTGCGGACCTCATCGAGGCTCGCGTCCTCTTCCAGAAAGCGTCCGGCCATTTGTGGCTGGCCGGCAAGGCGGCAGAGGTCGATCACGGCCCGCGCATGGGCGATGGCCTCGGCGCGAATGGCATTGGCCTCAGGAGCAGTGTTGGTGGCTGCAACACTGCTCTCAAAGGGAACGGAGGGGTGGGTGTTTCCGTCGGGAACACCCACATCTTGCCCAAGCGGCGCCGATGGATCCTCTGCTGGCATGGTGATGTCCCCTGAGGGGATGTTGTCTTTCCCAACATCACTTTCGGGCACCGCAGGCGGCGTTGCCTCCGTAGGCTGATCCGGATCGCCCTCAAAACCGTTGGGGGCGCCAACGGTTTCCGCGACGGCCTCAAGCAGCGACGGCGGCGCATTGCGGAACCGGCCGATGTCGAAGCTGGCAGCAATACGCACCGGCTCCGCCATCCGCGTCGCAAAACCCGCCGCGAGCGCGTCCTGCGCATCAAACCATGTCTCGGCCGTCATCAGCGCCGCGATCTCTTCCTCGGAGCGTCCGGACCGGGCCGCGTAGCCGCGGATCATGCTGCCCGCGATCTTGTCCATGGTGTCGGCCATCTCGCGCATATCGGCGGCCGTGCCCATGACCAAGCCGCTCGGATCATGGATCATCAGAAAGGCGTTCTCGGGCATGACGATCTCGTCGCCTGCCATGGCGATGTAGCTCGCAGCCGAGGCCGCGATGCCATCGATCCAGACGGTGATCGTGCCCGAGTGCCGCTGCAGAGCGTTGAAGATGGCTACGGCGTCAAAGACCGAGCCGCCCGGGCTGTTGAGGCGCAGGTCAATCGCCGCATCGTCGGGCAGCGCGCCCAGTTCGGCCAAAAACCCCTTCGCGCTGACGCCATAGGCGCCGATTTCGTCATAGATCAGCACTTCCGCCCCGGAGGCCCGGGCGCGGATTTCGTACCAGCTTTTCATCAGATCACTCCTGTGGATTGGCGCGGTCGGGCGCCGCCGGGTTGTCGCTATTGCCGTCCTCGGCACCGTCGCTGGGTTCCGGCCGTCGCGCCGGTGTCGCCCGCGCGCCCTGCGTCTCGCCTGGGCTGGCGCGATAGGTCAGACCCAAGTCTGCTGCCCGTTTGGCGTCGGATGCATTCTCGCGATCGACCTCTTCGATGTCGTAGCCGGTGGCCTCAACGACCTTGCGTCGCGACGTCAGCCCCGCCTCCATCGCCAGCACCTGCGCCTGGATGTCCTTCAAGGGATCGACCCAATCCCAGCGGGGCGGGATCCATTGCACAGGACGCGCGATGATCGGATCTGCTTCCAGCGCGCCCGAGAGCACGGCCGTCTCCAGCCAGCGCCGCCAGATGGGGCGGCACAGCTGGTGTGCCATGACACCGTGCTGCAGCTGACCGATGCGGCGGCGGAACTCGACGAGTTCGGCGCGGAGGCTGGAATAGTTCGCTTGGCGCACATCGCCCGTCACGAGGTGATAGGGCAGCCCCAACGAGGCTGAGACGGCGAGCAGCGTGCGGTACTGGAACGCCTCGTAGCCGCCACCGACGTCAGCGGGGCTCGAGAACTTCACATCCTCGCCCGGCAGCAGCACCTGCATCGTGCCCGGCTCGAGGCTGGCGATGGCCGCCCCGTCCAAATCGGCGGCCCCTTCGCCCATAATCGGGTCTTCGGGGGCGGTCTTAGTGATGAAGCCCGCGAACATCGCCGCGGTCTTTTTGCGGTCGAGCTCGGCGTCGTCGTACTGATCGAGCAGGAAGAGCCGCACCATCGCAGGCGCCACATGTGGCAGGCCGCGGATCTGACCCGCATCAATCGGCCGGTAGATGTGCAAGACTTCCTCGGCCGGCACGCGAACCGTGTCGGGAACGGCAATGCGCTGGTCGGTGCTGTCGCCTGGATGGCGGCGGCGGAAGTGATAGGCCACCCTCCGACCGATCAGGTCGAACTCAATCCCGCATCGGATGCGGTTCCCGTTCGGGTCCGTCTCGGTTTTCTCGAAGGGCAGCATCTCCGACTGAAGAAGTTGCAATTGTAGCGGCACCAGCAGTCCATCTTCCGCGCGACGCGGGCGCAAGCGCACGAAGCATTCGCCAGCGACAAACATCTCGCGGGCGACCATGGCTTGCAGGCCGTAGAAATCGGTCAGCCCATCGGCATCCGCCTCGTCCGTCCAGGCGAGCCAGAGCTTCTGGACCTGGTCGCGGAGCGCGGCGTCTGTGATCAGCGAGGATGGTTTGATCCCGTCGCCAACAAGGTTGGCCGCAAAGGCCTCGCAGGCATTTGCGGCATAGCCGTTGGTCACCACCAATTCGCGTGACCGCGCCAACAGTCGCGGGCCGCCGGAGGCGACCAGCGCGTTGATGTTCTCCAGAGGCGGGTTCCAGCCGCGCAAGCGGCGCTTAGCCATCGCCCCTTCGAGACGCGCACGCACGGCCTCAGGGCCGCCAGTGGCCCGGCGGCGGAACAAGTCGAACATCCCCATGCGTTCAGAGCCCCTTGGCCGTAGTCACGCGCACCTGCCGGACAATGCGCCGACCCTCTGCCGCAGCGATCTCGCGGTCCAGCGCCTCGATGGCGCGGTCGATCTCGGCGACGCTGCGATAGTCCACTGTCTTTCCGTCGTAGCTGACGCGCGCCACACCCGAGGCGCGCTGCGAGGTCAGGGCCTCCCGGCGGAGTTTCAGTGTCGCCAGATCCGCCATGCCCAAACTCATCCCATGTATGTTGACCGCGCAACGCGGCGCACCTGTGCCCTGCGTAGAGATTGCGTGCCTCCGGTAGAGGCGGCGCCCTTGGCTTCAGCGACCGCAAACTGCGCCGCGAGTTCTTCCCACCGCGCATCTGACCAGCGATCAGCTCCGAGGATCCAAGCGGCCGCGCGAGCATAAACCCGGCAATCGAGTGCCTCGTTGCGTTCCCGCAGCTTTTGCCATTCGAGCTTAGCAAACCCACGCTTGTTCTTGACCGTGACCAACTGCTCGGCCGTCAGCTGCTTCAGCCATTCGGCATCGATCCAGCCCGGCAGATGAAGAAAGCCGGGAGGGAACCGCTCCCCATCCACCGGGCTAGGTTTCGGCGGGCTTACGCCGCCCCACTGGGGCGACGGTCCCGCCTCATCCGGTGGATCAAGCCGCAGGAACCGATAGGTCTCGGCCTTGAAGGTCGATGTCGCCACCGTCCAAAGCCGCGCACCCCGGCGCAGGCGTTTGCCGCCGATCGTGGCATCGACATAAGTCGGCCCAGTCACCGGGCTCGCGCGGTTGAAGCCCTCAAGGCCTTTGATCGGCGCGACCTGTCCAAAGCCCACCTGTCGCGCCCAGGCATAGACGGCGCTGGTCTCATAGCCCGTATCGATCGCGAGCCGCGCAATTGTCATCGATGTGCCGCTCGCATGACCATGGCTATCACCACCATCCGCATCGCTCACGCTGCCCTGCCGGAGCATCTCGACTGCTCGCGCCCCGATACCGTCGCCGCAGCCATAGAAGCCGCGCTGCGCGAAGAGGGCATCACCGCCGACGCCTCCGACGTGATCTCGCACATCAAAATCGAACTTCCGACTACCCAGCTCGCCGCTGCCAGCACCCTGCTCGCCAGCCTCCAGCTGATTTGAGGGGGCCAAGATGAGCACCCGCGCGCAGATCGCCATCCAGATCGGACCCGAGGAATGGGCCCACACATATGTGCATTTCGACGGCTACCCCGAGCACATGCTGCCCGCACTGGCTGCATGGACGCCTGACGACATTCTTGCCGCCCGCGAGATCCGGCAGGTCACCGCTGAGGCGCTGGACTGCTTCGACCCGCCGCGCGCGCCAATCGTCTATCCCGAGCCCCGCTGCGATTTCTCCCACAGCTATGTGTTCGCACAAAGCGGCTGGATCGAATGGAGGGCGGGCCAATGACCACGCACCCCATCTTGCCCAGCCAAAACGAGGACTACGGCTTCTTCCGCACCCTAACCGTCTGCCCAGAGCGCGACCGCCGCAGTGCGGAGGTCTGGGCGCTCGCCTCGCGCCTGATAGCTGAGGCCATCGGGGCCGAAAGCGAAGAGGAGATGATCGGCATCCGCGACTTTCTGGACAGCCGCATCGGTCGGCATTTCGCCGACGATGTCGTCGGCAACATGACCGGCTGCAACAGCGGGCTCGAGCCTGCCATCGCCTCCGCGATCCGCCGCTGGCAGGGTTGGCGCATCGACCGCACCACAGAACGCTCCGAGGGCATCCCCGCGGGGCTGCCATACCTCACGGGCTGGGTGCAGCATTTCGCGGTGACGGCCGCGATGGAGGACACAGAATGA